ACTAAAAGCGGGCGACAACCCTAGAAGGGCCTCCTTTTTATCTAGAATGGGCAATATGCCTGGCGCTGAGATGAAAGATGGAAAGCCTACCCGACTTTTACTTTCTCTTAGAGCTTGGGGCGCAACGTCCAAGGAAGACGCTAAAGCTAAGGCTAAAGCGATCTCTAAGAGGAATAAGAAATGAGGCCAGTATCAGTCGGTAAAAACTTAACTGCTGCTACAGCTACTACGCTGTATACAGTTCCGACTGGCTATTACGCTAGATGCGTTCTCATTCATGCCGCTAATGCAACCGCTTCAAATAAACACATCACCTTGTCTTGGTACGATGCAAGTGCAAGTACAAGTATTTACATCACATTTGAATACACATTGTCTGCTAAATCTACATTAGCAACAATTGACTTAACAAAGTATATTGTGATGGAAGAAGGTGATTATTTAACTGCAACCTCAGAGACAGGCTCTACAATTTCTGTAATTGCTACCTTTGAAATCGAAGGGTCACAACGAACATGACATACCTAGAACTTGTTAACGATGTGCTTGTTCGCTTGCGTGAAAGCACAGTATCTACTGTTGGAGAAACTGCTTATTCAGCTTTGATTGGCAAGTTTGTCAATGATGCTAAGCGTCAGATCGAAGACACATATACTTGGAATTGTCTGTCTCAAACAGTAACAATTTCTACAACTGCTGGCACACATTCATACTCTTTGACTGGTGTTGGTCAAAAGTTTCGTGTGATGGACGCTCTAAATACAACGAGCAATGTTGTGATGGGTGATGTTCCTTTCACAAGCATGAATCGCAAGTTGAACTTTGTGACTCCAGTTCAAGGAATCCCATCTGAATATTGCTTCAATGGTGTAGATTCAAGCAACGACACAAAGATTGATGTTTACCCAATTCCTGATGGCGTTTATACACTTCTATTTGATGTAGTTGTTCCTCAAGCAGCATTATCATCTGACTCAACAACTGTCAAAGTATTAGATTACTTGGTTACTCAGAGTGCTTATGCTCGTGCTTTGATTGAGCGTGGCGAAGATGGTGGCACAAACTCTAATGAGGCTTATGCAATGTTTAGAGGAATGCTTGCAGATGCAATTGCTATGGAAAGCACACGCTATCCTGAAGACAATTTTGAGGCAGTCTAATGGCATCGCAACTTCAAAGTTATAGTCTCTCAGCACCAGGCTTCTTTGGCCTGAATACTGAAGATTCGCCTTTAGATTTAGGGTCTGGTTTTGCTTTAGTTGCAACAAACTGTATTCTTGACCAATATGGTCGTATTGGCGCTAGAAAAGGTTGGACAAAAGTTAATTCATCTTCTGGCAACCTTGGTGACAATGATGTTGGTGTTATTCATGAATTAGTCCAGGCTGACGGAACTCTTACAGTTCTTTTTGCAGGAAATAATAAGATATTCAAGCTTGGTAGTGCCAATGCAGTAACCGAGTTGACCTATGGTGGTGGTGGTACTGCACCAACCATTTCTGCAAACAACTGGCAATGTGCAACTCTCAATGGAATTGCTTATTTTTTCCAAACAGGACATGACGCTCTTATCTATGATCCTGCTGTAAGTACAACTACTTATCGTAGAGTTTCTGAGAAATCAGGTTATGTAGCTACTGTTGAACAAGCAAATATCTGTATTTCAGCCTTTGGTCGCTTGTGGGTGGCTAGCACTTCATCTAATAAGACAACTGTTTACTTCTCTGATCTGATTGCAGGTCATGTATGGAGTGGTGGCACTTCTGGTTCATTGGACGTATCTCGTGTATGGCCTAATGGTGCTGATGAAGTGATGGGCTTGGCTGCTCATAACGACTTCTTGTTTATCTTTGGTAAGAAGCAAATCTTGGTTTATTCAGGAGCTTCTACGCCTGCATCACTTGTTTTGAGCGACACAGTAGGCTCTATTGGGTGTATTGCAAGGGATACGATTCAGAGTATTGGTACTGATGTTGTTTTCTTGTCAGACTCAGGTGTTCGTTCATTGATGCGAACTATTCAAGAGAAGTCTGCTCCTTTGCGTGATTTGTCTAAGAATGTTCGTTTTGACTTAGCATCATCATTGGCTGGTGAAACATTGGCTAATCTGAAGTCTGTTTACTCAGAAAAAGATGCGTTTTATCTGCTTGTTTTGCCAGAAACACTACAAGTTTATTGTTTTGATACCAAGCAGTCTTTGCAAGATGGCGCTTCTCGTGTGACCAAGTGGGACTCAATTGCTCCGACTTGTTTGAAGTCACTTCGCAATGGTGACTTGTACATTGGCAAAAAAGGTTACATTGGAAAATATACTGGATATCTCGATGATTCGTCTTCTTATCGATTCCTGTACTACACAAACAATGCTGACTTAGGAAATCCAAACCAGATTTCTATTTTGAAGTCTATTACGGCTGTTGTGATTGGTGGATCGAATCAATATCTCACAATTAAGTGGGCTTTTGATTACTCAGGAGCTTACCAGTCAGAGAACGTCTTTATTCCACCTCAAGGGTACTTCGAGTATGGTGTAGGTGAGTATGCTATTTCAGACTACTCAAGCGGTATTCCAATTAAAGCATTAACAAGCAATGCCTCAAGCGCAGGTAAGATTGTGCAAACTGGTTACGAGGCTACCATCAATGGTACTCAGTTATCAATTCAGAAAATTGAACTTCAAGCCAAAGAAGGCAAGTTAGGATAAACCATGTCAAATTATTCAAAATCAACCAACTTTGCATCTAAAGACAATCTGTCACCTGGCAATCCTCTAAAGATTGTTAAGGGTACTGAAATTGATACAGAGTTCAACAATATTGCCACAGCAATAGCGACCAAGACTGATAATAGTTCTGCTGCTATTACTGGTGGAACAATCAATGGTGCGACCATTGGTGCTTCTACAGCCGCTGCGGGTACTTTTACCAACCTGACTGTTAGCTCTGCCGCTACGATTGCTTCTGCCGCCATTAGCGCAGGAACTATCAATGGTGCGGTGATTGGTGGTTCATCTGCTGCTGCTATTACTGGCACAAACGTAACTGCAACAACAGGTTTTAGTGGCCCATTAACAGGCGCTGTAACAGGCAATGTGACTGGTAACTTGACTGGTAACGTCACAGGTAACGTCACAGGAAACATCACAGGTAATGTGACTGGCAATGTGACTGCGGCTTCTGGTACTTCTACATTCAACAATGTGACCATTTCTGGCTCATTGGACATGGATAGTGGTACGTCTGCCACCATTACTGGTTTGGCAAGCCCTACAAACGATTCTGATGCGGCTACAAAGGGCTACGTAGATGCCCTAGCTCAAGGCATTGATGCAAAGGCTTCTGTAGTTGTTGCAACTACTGCAAATATTACATTGTCTGGCACACAAACAATCGATGGTGTGGCAGTTTCTGTTGGCGACCGAGTATTGGTTAAGGATCAGTCTACTGCTTCACAGAATGGTATCTACTTGTGTGCATCTAGCACATGGACACGCACAACAGATGCTGATTCATGGACTGAGTTGGTTGCGGCTTTTGCCTTCGTTGAGAAGGGTACGACTAACGCTGATTCTGGATGGGTTTGTACAGTAGATGCAGGTGGGACATTGGGAAGCACATCTGTTACCTTTGCTCAGTTCTCTGGTGCAGGTCAGATTACCGCAGGTGATGGTCTTACTAAGTCTGGTAACACTCTTAATGTAGGTACAGCATCTTCAGGTCGTATTGTTGTCAATTCGGACAACATTGACTTGGCTACTTCTGGTATTAGCGCAGGAACTTACCAGTCTGTTACTTTTGATGCTTATGGTCGTGCTACAGCGGGTACTAATCCGACAACGATTGCAGGCTATAACATCTCTAATGCCTATACAAAGACTGAAATTGACTCAATCTTTGGTTCAACTACTGCTGCGGCTACTTCTGCTTCCAATGCCGCTACAAGTGCTTCAAATGCGGCAACAAGTGCATCTAATGCCTCTACAAGCGAAACAAATGCGGCTTCTTCAGCAACAGCGGCAGCGGCTAGTTATGACTCTTTTGATGACAGATACTTAGGCTCTAAGACATCTGCTCCTAGCGTTGATAACGATGGCAATGCACTTCTCACAGGTGCTTTGTACTGGAATTCAACAGTATCTACACTTTATGTGTGGACTGGATCGGCTTGGACTCAGGCGGCATTTACTTCTAGTGGATTCTTAACTGCTGCCAATAACCTATCAGACCTTGCAAGTGCTTCTACTGCTCGTACTAACTTGGGCTTGGCAATCGGCACTAACGTACAAGCATGGGATGCTGACCTTGATACATGGGCTACAAAGACTGCTCCATCAGGTACTGTCGTAGGCACTACAGATACACAGACCCTGACTAACAAGACTCTTACTGGTTATACAGAAACTGTATATACATTGGGTACATCAGGCTCACAAGCACTTAACCCTGCGAATGGTACTGTTCAGACTTGTGCAGCATCAGGTACAGTAACATTTACTGATTCTTTGTCATCTGGTCAGTCTATTGTGCTTATGCTAACTAATGGTAGTACATACACGATTAACTATCCAACAATGACATGGGTTGGCCCTAATGGTAATACAGCACCAACACTCAATGCTGCTAACACTCTAGTATTCTGGAAAGTTAGTTCTACTTTATATGGTGCTAATGTAGGAAAGTACGCTTAATAATGTTAGCTAAAAAACTTTTAGAAGCTGCTGGAAATTCTACGCAGCCTGTATATGTTGAAGATTGCTTTTCTACATACCTTTACACAGGCAACGGCTCTACACAAACCATCAATAATGGAATTGATTTGTCTGGTAAGGGTGGTTTGACATGGATTAAAGTCAGGGATTACGCAGATTCACATCGTTTGTTTGATACAACTAGAGGTGTTGGAAAATATCTTACAACCAATGGAACATTTGCTGAAACAACAAATTCAGCATCTGTTACTGCGTTTAACTCAAATGGTTTTAGCCTTGGTTCTTTTGCTGGAACTAATGGCACAGCATTTGGTAGTAACTACGCCTCATGGACATTCCGCAAGCAACCAAAGTTCTTTGATGTTGTGACTTTTGTAAAAGACTCGTCAACCAATCAGCGTATTTCACATTCACTTGATTCTGTTCCTGCTTGTATTATTGTCAAACGAGTAACAAGTGCTGATGATTGGTATGTTTACCATCGAAGTCTTGGCGGTTTGAATAAATGGATATCATTAAATTCAACTGGCGCAGTATCTACAACTAGTGGCGCATGGGGTTCATCAGACCCAACTACCACAGATTTTGGTGTAAGCACAAACTTGCTTTATGACGGAGGCGGTACACCTTTAACCTATGTTGCCTATGTCTTTGCCCACAACGCAGGAGGCTTTGGTCTGACTGGTACAGACAATGTGATTTCGTGTGGGTCGTTTACGGCTACAACTGGTGCGGTATATAGAGATGTAAACCTTGGGTATGAGCCGCAATGGGTTCTTGTAAAAGAAGCATCAAATGCTGGAACTTGGCAAATTACCGATAATATGCGTGGAATGACTAGCAATAGTGACATTGGTATTGCTACAGGTAATATTCTTCAACCAGATAGCTCTGCCGCAGAATTTAATAATCCCATTATTCAAACATCTGCAACAGGGTTTACTTATTATGGGAATGCCTATAGTAGTGGCGCAAACGTCATCTACATAGCCATTCGTAGAGGCCCGATGAAAGTGCCTACGGATGCGACTAAGGTGTATTCTGCCGCCTATGGAACTTCTGGTTCTCCGTCTTTAATAGCAGGTTTTCCTGTTGATTCTGGATTGATGACAGAACCATCTGTAGGTGGCTCTGAGAGATTTTGGTCATCAAGATTAACTGGTGCGGGTAATTATTTAAAGCCATATAGCACAGCCGCAGAAACTTCAGGTCAATCTAATTTAACTTATGACTGGATGAATGGAACATGGAATTCTGGTTTAGGTGGTGGATATTTTTCTTGGAATTGGAGACGCGCCCCTAGCTTCTTTGATGAGGTTTGCTATACAGGGACGGGAAGTGCTACGACTCAGACGCATAACTTAGGTGCTGTGCCTGAGTTAATGATTGTGAAGCGTAGAGATGGCACAAGTTATGGAGATTGGCTTGTATATCACTCTGCTTTAGGAAATACTAAATATCTTCTTTTAAACACAAACGATGCTTCTGCAACAGCAAATAGTGGGGCATGGAATTATACTAATCCAACATCTACACAATTTACAGTAGGTGATTGGGAAAGTCTTACATCTACAGCTACTTATGTCGCCTACCTATTTGCCACTTGTGCAGGTGTTTCCAAGTGCACCGCGTTTACTGGTACAGGAACACTACAGACTATTAACTGCGGATTTACTTCGGGCGCGAGGTTTGTCCTCATAAAAAGAACTGACTCTACAGGTGATTGGTATGTTTGGGATTCAAGCAGGGGGTTATCGTCATCTACAGATCCATACCTTTTATTGAACTCTACAGCCGCAGAAGTAACTTCAACAAATTGGGTTGATACAACATCAACAGGATTTCAAGTTACAGCCGCTTCAGGTAATAACGTTAATATCTCGGGCGCATCCTACATTGCGCTTGCTATTGCTTAAAGGAACATCATGCAAGTAAGAATCAGAGAAACAGGCGCGGTCATGTTTGAGAACGAGTTCCGCGCTTTGCATCCCAACACATCCATGCCACAGCAATTGTCAGAAGAATTGATCAATGAGTTTGGTGCTGATGTTGTTTTTGAAGGCCCACAGGCTACTGGCGGTACTGTTTACCAATACTCACAGCGTCAAGGCGTTGAGCAAGTAAATGGTAAGTGGTACACAAAATATGTGCTTGGCCCTATCTTTATTGACCAAGTTATTGATGGAACAACTACTACTGCTGCCGAGCAAGAAGCTGCTTACAAAGCTCAGAAGGATGCTGAACAGGCTAAGAATGTTCGTCAAACTCGTGACCAGAAGTTAGCAGATACTGACTGGCGTTTTCGTAGTGATATGACACCTTCTCAAGAGTGGAAAGACTACTGCCAAGCATTAAGAGATGTTCCTTCTCAAGAGGGATTTCCTTGGGACATTACATGGCCTGTTGAGCCATAATATAGGTAAGGAGCAATCATGGCCGTAACCAATGAACAAATTTTAAGTTTTCTGACTGCAAATCCTGATCTGACAGATAGTCAGATTGTTGCGGCTATGGAGCAATATGGGGTATCTCCTGCTCAAATGGCTCAAGCAGTTGGAATACCAGAAGGTGAAGTTGCTTCTCGTGTAGCAGCTACTGTTCCACCAGGGCAATCTATTATTTTAGGTGATACTCGTATTGTTCCACAATATCAAACAATTGGTTCTGGCATGGATCAGCAAATTGGTGGTATTGAGAATGTTTATGTTGAAAAAGTACCAACTTCAGATGTTAACTATAAGTCTCCTGTTGGCACACAAATTCAGGTTTACAGTCCTACTGGAGAGTTTGTCAACACGATAAAAACTAAAGAAGATCAATCATTCTTTGGTGGTTTGGTAGATGCTTTTAAAGACCCTGTAGTTCTAGCCGCTTTAGGTGGCGCTGCTTATGGTGGGTTATTAGGTGGTGCTGGTGCTGCAGGTACTGTTGGAACTACTGGATTAACTGCTGCAGAACTTGCTCAACTTGATCTGGCATTAGGTGGTGCGGGGGGTACTGCAGGAGCTGAATCTTTGGCTGCCGCATTAAGTACAGGCGCAGGCGTTGGAACGCTAACTAATCTTACTGGTGGTAGTGGAGTTTTAACAGGTGCTGCAGGTGGAATTACTGCTGATTCAGTAGCCGCTAAATTGGCTGCTGATGCCGCTACTGGTGGCGGATTATTAACTGCTGGTGGCGGAGGCGGTACTGTAGTCGGCATGGGTGGTGGTACAGGATTAACTGCAGGTGCTGGCGGTGTTACAG